GAGCTGGTAACTTGGTCTCCAAGAATTAGAGATTTGTGGATTTGTAATAGCGATGGAATTGGAACTGACGAAGTTGCTGGTATTTCAACCTTCAACAATAGAAACCTTGCAGATTATGTTGGTTACAGCAGCATTACAACTTATATAACACTGACTGACAGTGCAATTACTGCAGTCAAGGGAAATGTTTCTATTGCTAGAAGTAGCGTCAGTTTTAGTTGATAAATAACAAAAAAGTCCTAACAAAATGGCAGCGATAATTACTGACCAATTAAGAATTTTGAATGCAAAGAATTTTGTTGCTGGAGTTCAATCCAGCACAAATTCTTATTATACTTTTATTGGTCTTCCCAATGCATCTGATTATCAATCAGACTGGGACACAAATCCACCATCTCCCAAAGATAATTTAGATCAATCTAATGATTATTGGGATACAATGATAGCATTGAAAAAAATCAATGCTAGTGATATTAGTCAGGTTGTCAGAAAAATCACCTGGCAATCTGGTATCACATATGATATGTGGAGAAATGATATTTCAAGGACTAATCCTTCTCAACCTTCAGGTTCTTTTGATATCTATTCTGCAAATTACTATGTAATGAATAGTGATTACAGAGTATATGTTTGCTTATTCAATAATGCAAATCCTGAAAACAACTTCCAGGGTGGTCCTTCTTTAGATGAACCCACATTTACAGATTTAGAACCAAGATCTGCTGGTTCTAGTGGTGATGGTTACGTTTGGAAGTATCTTTATACTATTAAACCAAGTCAGGCAATTAAATTTGACTCAACTAACTATATTCCTGTCCCAAATGAGTGGAGCACAAGCACTGACAATGCTGCTGTCAGACAAAATGCTTCAACTAGTGGCCAATTAAAGATTGTCACTATCAGAAATAGAGGTGTTGGGCTTGGAACTGCCAGAACTTATACAGCAGTTCCCATTGATGGTGATGGGACAGGAGCAGAAGCAACAGTCGTAGTTAATGCTGATGCTAAAGTTGAATCTGTTACAGTTTCCAAGGGTGGTTCAGGATATACTTTTGGAACTGTAGATCTTGCTGCTGGTGGTGTTCCAACAGGATCAACAAAACCAGTGTTCAATGTCATTATTCCACCTAATGGTGGACACGGTGCTGATATTTACAAAGAACTCGGTGCTTATAATGTTTTAACCTATGCTAGATTTGAAAATGACACTGAGAATCCTGACTTTATTACAGGAAACCAGTTTGCAAGGGTTGGATTGATTGAAAATCCACAGGCATATAATTCTTCAAGTCTTCTCAATACTGATAAGGCAAGTGCTGTATATGCTCTAAGACTCACTGGAGCTGGTTATAGTTCAGCAACATTTACTGCTGATACTCACATCACACAAACTGTTGGACTTGGTTCCACTGCTGTTGGTAGAGTTGTTTCTTATGATCAAACCACTGGTGTTCTGAAATATTGGCAGGACAGAACAAACTGTGGTTTTAATTCTGATGGAACACAGAATGCAAGTCCAAAATATGGGTTTGAAGAGTATAGATTTACTGCTACTCCCACATCAAATGGAAGTCTGGATATTCTTGGTGGCAGCACCACTCTTGGCATTGATACTGGTTTTACAGGTCTGACAACAGTAATAAATAATAGGACATATAATCTTGGTCAAGACTTTACTAAAGGTGTTGCCCAACCAGAGTCTAAAAAATATTCTGGAAATATCATATATGTTGACAACAGACCATCTGTTACAAGGTCGTCATCACAAAAAGAAGACGTAAAGATTATCTTGCAGTTCTAAAGAATTATGCCACAGGAAACTAACCTCAACGTTGCTCCTTATTTTGATGACTTTGACCCCGAGAGTAACTACCATCAAGTATTATTCAAACCTGCATACCCAATTCAGGCAAGAGAGTTAAATAATCTTCAGTCCATTCTTCAAAATCAAATTGAAGATATGGGAGATAACCTCTTTAAAGAGGGTTCTGTGGTTATTCCAGGTCAGTTGACCTATAATGATAGATTTCACTGTATCCAAATCCAGGCAGAGTACTTAGGTATTCCTGTATCTCTTTATCTTGATCAACTTGTTGGCAAAAGAATCACAGGTAGAGATTCTGGCGTAACAGCAACGGTAGTTACATATATTTCAAATCAGCAATCAGTAAGAGGCAATTATACTCTTTACTTGAATTATGAGAATTCTAGTGATACTGATGATTCAACTGAACAATTTTTTGACAATGAAATTTTAACCACTGATGAGACTATTTCATATGCAACAACTTTTATTGCTGCAGGAGAGGGTTTTGCCAATACAATAGCAAACAGCGCAGCTGCTACTGGTTCTGCTTTTGTTCTGAATCAAGGCGTTTACTATTTGAGAGGTTATTTTGTCAATGTTGATAGTCAAATCCTGATTCTTGACCAATATTCAACAAATTCAAGTTATAGAATTGGTCTTACAGTAAATGAAGAGATTATCTCTTCTGATACTGATCCATCACTTAACGATAATGCCCAAGGATACAATAATTACACTGCTCCTGGTGCTGATAGATTAAAAATTACAGCAACTTTAAGTAAAAAGTTGCCTAATGACTATGTGGATCAAGGTTTTGTTCAACTTGCTGAAGTTCAAAATGGTATTTTAAGAGAAATTCTTAATACAACCAAATATAATGTTCTTGGTGATGAATTAGCAAAGAGAACTTTTGATGAATCTGGTCATTATTATGTAAAAGAGTATGTAACTTCAGTTAGAGAAAGTTTAAATAATCAACAAGGAAATAGAGGTATCTATCTTCCTGGACAAATTACAGCACAAGGAAATGTTCCATCAGATGACTTGATGGTATATAAAATATCTCCTGGTAAAGCATATGTTAGGGGATATGAGGTAGAAAATACATCTACTACATTAGTTGATGTAGTAAAACCAAGAACAACAAGACTTATAAAGAATCAAGGTATTAATTTTGGATTTGGTCCTACTCTTGCTGTTAATAGAGTCTATGGATCACCCATCATTGGTTTCAACACTTCCAATACAGTAAGTCTCAGAGATCAGAGAGTTGGAATAACTTCAGAAACTGCTCCAGGAAAAGAAATTGGTCAGGCAAGACTTTATGATTTCTCATTAGAGTCAGGTTCTTATAGTAACACTAACGCTAACACTAATCAGTGGGATCTTTCACTTTTTGATCTCAACACTTACAAGGATATTGATGTTAACGTAGAGGTAACTCTGTCAACCCCCCTTCAAATTGAAGGAGAGTCTAGTGGAGCAGTTGGATTCCTTAAGTACAATGTAGCAGCAGGAACTGCCTTAACAGCATACAGTGTTCAGGGACAATTCATTCAGGGTGAAAGACTGAAATTCAATGGTGTTCTTGATAACTCCAGATATGTTGTTGACTACAAAGATTATGAAATTAATGACATCAAATCTGTATACAGTATTGTAGGAACTGCTAATACATTTACAGCAGATGTTGTTCAAACCCCAACATTCTCATTTAATGTATCTCAAATTTCAGGTGAGAGTCTGGGCGTTTCAACAATTACCAGTCCTTCTCTGGGTGGCAGAACATTCACTGGAATTGCCACTGTTGGTAACCTTGTAAGATATTCCAGACCAGGTGTTGATGAGTTTTCTTTTGCTAGAATTACTGATGTAAAAACATCATCATTGACTGTTGTTGGTATTGATACTGTCACAGGAATCTGTGATGGTGCTCTTCCATCTGCTGACTTCACTGCTAATGATTTGCAAATCATCAGCACCAGACTTCAAGCGTCTAATGGTTCTGGAAACTTTGCTAACAATCAGTCGCTCTACAGTATTTTTCCAAAGAAAAATATTGAGTCTGTAGACCTGAATAATTCTAATATTATTTTTAGACAAAAGTTCACCACCACAATTGATGCAACTGGATCCACTGCTGCAATCAATGTATCAGATCCTAACAATGAAGTCTTCCTTCCCTTTGATGAGGAAAGATATTCTCTGATCAATTCAGATGGAACTACAGAGATTCTGACATCAGATAAGTTTAATTTCTCTTCTGGTTCAACAATCCTTACTATTGATGGTTTGAGTGGTGCTGATCCAAATGCAACACTTATTGCCACAATTCGTAAGCAAAATGTTACTTCAAAAACTAAATTAAAGAATGTAGCAAATAGAATTGTCATTGATAAATCAAACAATTCTGCTTCTGGTATTGGTGGAACAACTCTCAATGATGGTCTTACTTATGGAAACTATCCATTTGGAACAAGAGTTCAGGATGGAACCATTTCACTGAATGTTCCTGATGTTATTAGAGTTTATGGTGTATATGAGTCAGCAACTACTGCTGATCCAGAATCTCCATTTATGACTCTCGCTTCAATGAATGGACCTTCTGCTTCTACCAATGATCTAATCATTGGTGAGATTGTCACAGGTTCTATTAGTGGTGCAAAAGCAATATATCTCACCAGAAAATCAGACACATCTATTGGATTTGTTTATCAAAATGAAAATGTATTTGAGAACAATGAAACACTTACATTCTCAGAGTCTGGTGTCACAGCAGTTGCCAATAACATCAAAATTGGATCTCTCAATGTAACTGGAGACTATTTGTTCTTCAATGGACAAACAGATAGTTATTATGATTATGCAAGAATTTTGAGAAGAGGCAATAGATCAACTCCAACCAAAAAGTTGATAGTATACTTCTCAAATGCTTATTATGATTCTGCTGATACAGGTGATATTACCACTGTTAATTCATATAATGATCTCGATTACTCAAGAGAAATCTCCTCAATTAATGATGTAAGGGTTACTGATATTATTGATGCTAGACCAAGGGTTAGCAACTATACTGTAACTGAAGGTTCCAATTCTCCATTAGAATTTTCAGGAAGATCATTTGATGGTGGGCAGCATAGTTCAAGTAGAGTTATGGCTTCTGATGAGTCAGTAACTCTTGATTACAACTATTATCTTGCTAGAGCAGATAGAATTTATTTAAACACAGATGGTGTTTTGAGTATTAAGTATGGTTCTCCAGATGATATACCTTCTCTGCCAGATGAAGTAAGTGGTGCATTAAATATTGCCAATGTTTATATGCCTGCTTATCTTTATAATGTAGAAGACGCAAGAGTTAAGACTCTTGAGCATAAGAGATATCAGATGAATGATATTTCTAAACTTGAAAGAAGAATTAAAAATCTTGAGTATTACACATCTCTCAATCTTCTTGAGCAGTCAACTCTGAACAGTTTTGTTCCAGACATCAATGGTTTGAATAGATTTAAATCTGGCATTTTTGTTGATAACTTCACAACAACCCAACCACAAGATACTAGCATTGGTATCAAGAACAGTATTGATGTTAAGAGAAAAGTTCTTAGACCATCTCATTACTCAACAGCTTTCAATCTTCAGTTAGGAACAACTGCTATACCTGGAGTTGGAACCACAACTAATGCTAATGGGGATTCTAGATTTGCTGGTCTTTCTGGATCAAATATCAGAAGATCTGGTCAAATGCTCACTCTTGATTACAGTGAAATACCTTGGTTGACACAACCCTTTGCTACAAGAGTTGAAAATGTTACTCCATTCCTAATAACTTATTATCAAGGTTCTGTTGCTCTTGAACCAACTGTTGATGTTTGGATTGACACCAACAGAATGGAGGTTCGCAATGTTCAATTGGAAGGTTCATTCCAAGGAGTTGCTGAAGCATTAAGAGCTGATGTTACTGATTCTGCAGATGGATCTAGAATTGGTGTTACTCCTGTATTGTGGGATTCTTGGGAGACAACTGGTGTTAATTTAACTTTTGATTCAGTAGAAGTAGACAGAAATGAGTCACTTCAATTAGCTGCTAACAGAAGGGGCATTAGCACTAATGAATTGTTAATTAGTCAAGGTCTTACTCCTAGTGGTCGTACTGATGTAGGAAGAAGTAATGTTACATCTACAAACATTGATGGTTCTATTTCCCTGGAGCAGAACAGAACTGGTATCCAGCAGATTATCAATGAAGTAATCAACACTGAATCACTTGGTGACAGGGTTGTGAACAGAGATATTCAGCACTTTATGAGATCTCGCAACATTCAGTTCACTGGAACTAAATTCAAACCATTCACACAACTTTATTCATTCTTTGATGGTGTTGATATTACTAGATTTAGTGTTCCTAAACTGATTGAAATCAGCATGACAACTGGAACATTTGTTGTTGGTGAAACTGTAACAGGTGTCATGAGTTCTTCTGAGAGCTCTGAACTCACTTCAGCATCTTCTAATGCTGCAATTACATTTAGAGTTGCCTCAACAAATCACAAGTATGGTCCTTATGATTCTCCAACTGATGTTTACACTTCCAATCCATATTCAAGGTCAAATACAATATCTGGAGGTTACACACAATCTTCCACAATCCTAAACGTTGATACATTCAGTCTCCAATCTGAAGATTTTCCACAATTCAGTGGTTACATTCAGCAAGGAATGATTCTGAGAGGCACAAATGGTGGTGAAGCAGTTGTAACTAGTGTTAGATTAATTAGTGATAATGTTGGCACCCTGATTGGATCATATTTTGTTCCAGATGGTTCAAATATTTCTAATCCACTATTTGAAAATGGAAGAAACGTTTTCAGATTAACAAGCAGCCCAATAAACAGCACTATCAGAGGAACAACCACCACTTCAGGTGAAGAAATCTTCTATTCACAAGGTGATATTGATAATACTCAAGAAGTTACTCTATCACTCAGAAATGCCAGAGTAACTACAAATGATGATTTCCAAGACAGTAGACAATTAACTGATGATATTG